ATTGAAATCAGATGGCGACAGGTAGCCATAGTTGATTTTATTCAATACAGAAAGTACCGTATTTCTAACTGAGTTTATCATTAAGACAAAGATAAACAAAAAAAAAGAGGGGCTGAAAAATCAACCCCTCTGCTAGATAAACAATCATGGAAAGAAAAAATCAGGCTATCTCTAGCTGATTTTCGAGCATTGTTAATATCTCTAACCCGTCATCACTTTGCAGGTATGACGAAACCACGAACATGGGGTCTTCCCCAAATGGTATAGTTAGCATTCTCTTTTTGTTGGATGATAAATTGAAATACACATCCTTCTTGTTGTTTCGGAAAGATAATAGTTTATTATCAAAGAACAACTGTACGTTGGATGATAATTTTAAATTAGGGTCCGTTAATGCATTCATGAAAGCATGAGGCTCTCTCTTAGCAAAAATAAGTATATCTCTTTTTAACTCAGCAGTTGTTGAGCGAGATGGGTCTTTACCGAATAAAACCCTAGTCATTGTCTCTAGCTGCTCAATAGATAAAGACCTAGCCTCAGACAATGCGTCAAGCTCTTTGTTCATCTCTTCTAGTTGAGCCTGAGCATCCTTCTCCTCATCAACCTCTACGAACCTAATACCATTCATAGGGTGATAATGTAAGAACTCCTGTAGGACAGGATTATTTCTTGGAACACTTAAGAATCCATCCTCAAAAATTATAGGCTCTACAATTGCATTTCCATCCTGCTCATCTTCAAAAGGTGTCTTTTGATTTCTAGCATATCGAAGAGGTTTGTTGACACCTGTCTCTTCATCAAAATGTAGTAGTGGGAATCTCCTAGTGTTTCTAGTTGGCAGCATATAAGAAAGAGGAGCTGCGTCTCTTGTTAGCTTGTAGACCTTGTCTACGTGATTTATGTTTGATTTCATTTGAATTTGATTTGTGTCCCATAAGTGGGACGATTAAATAAAAGGAGCCTACTTCCGCAGGCTCCCTTCATAAACTTATTGATTACTCTTGGAATAAGAAGAAGTTGTTCGCACCCATAGTACAAACACATCTCTCAGACAAAAAGTGAACCTCCATTGCATCGAGGTCGCTGTTAGCAGCACCACCTGCTGAACCTGTAATCCAAGTCTTGTATCGTCGGTCTTCAGTTTCTGAAGCTCTGTAACGTACATGCAAGAATGGTCGCTTTGCGTTTTTACCTAACACTTGGTCATACACAGTTGTAGAACCTGCAGGAACCATTAGACCGTTTACACGACCTGAACCTGCACCTGTTGGTAAACCACCTCTCATAGTTGGGTCATTCAGGTATTTCCAATCCGTCTTGTAGAAGTCGTAACCTCTTCGGAATCCTGTGAATCCAAGGTTAAGAGCCATCTCCTCATCGTTATCGAAAAGACCGTATGAAGTACCACCTGCACCGTAAGAGTTTTGAGCAGCTAACATGTCGTCGATATCAAATCCAAAGTTTCTATCCAAGAAAATTACATTCTCTTCAATAGCTCCTTGGTTATCAAGTCGGCTAATGATAGCGTCAAAATCAGCTAATGCATTTGGGTTTCCACCGCCCCATACGTTACCTCTGTTTCCTACAACATAGAAGATTCCTTCTGAACCTGCTGTACCTGCTGTACCTGCTACACCTAACTCAGCAATTGCGCCTGAATTTAATTCCGCAGGAACTGCTTCAATCATTGCAGTCTCTAGGTAGTCATCAAATCGAAGACGAGTCTCGTGCTCTGACTTCAAATACCAAAGGTATCCTGTCGCACCATTCTCAGTAGTTACTTCAATCCAACCAATCTGAGCCATATCAGAACCACTTACTGCGTACTTATCTTTTATGATAATTGGCTTATTATCAAAGATTTCATCATCAGCTTCCAAAGAACCTTGCATTCCTGCAGTTCCTTTTTTGAACTCAGAACCATAAATGAAGATAGTACATACTGCTGCGGCTGCAAAAGCTTGACCTGCTCCTTCGTAGTAAGCAACATCTATTGTGCCTGCTACTGTATCAACAGCAGTAACAACTGCTTTGTTTTGTCCTCCACCTGCATTCTCAGTAACAACGATAGTTTGACCTACTCGGATAGCTATGCTACCTGTTCCCGGTACTAACGCATCGTTAATAGTAATAGTGGCATTGTCTGATGCTACTGCATCTCCTGAAGTACAATCTACATACTTTGTGTGTAGTCTTCCTTGCTCTGCCCATTTTACCATGTCAGAGTTGGAAGGCATTTCAGCACCAACCATTCTTAAGAATGAAGATACTGTTCGGTTACCATATCTTTCAAATTCCTTCTCGTATGTATCAGGAAGATACTGATTAAGGAAATCAAAATTGGTAATATAATTTGTTGACAACGGTACTTGTTCAGCACTTGGCTGAAGATTAAAGCCCGGTGTCGGGTTAACTTGTCCCGGCATTTTTTTATTTTTTTAATATTTAACTTCTGTTTCTTTTACTGCGAATCTTTAACCCTCGACCTGAGTCTTGTGTTACTGCCCTCACAGTGGTCCCCCCTTTAGAAGTTGCTTCAGGTGCTCTGCGCTCAGTCATATTGACATTTTTTGTTTTACGCATCACATCCTCCGTAGCTTCCGATTTGCCTTGCTCATAAAAGAACTTAGCAAACTTGTCAGGGTTCATTGCAATTGCTAAAGACCTATGATAGCCTGTAGCGTCATTAAGCATTCCGTTCTCATCCAAATATTTCCCTATGAAATTCATTGGAGTCTCTTGTGCTTTCTTCAACTCAGACGCATCTCCCGGACTAAACGTGTAACTGCTTTCACCAATCTCGAACTCAAAACCTTTGAACTCCTTACTAAAAACCTCGTCACTTTTTTTAGAAAACCATTCAGCTTTCCTGTCGTTTAATTCCTTTGCGGATTTAGAATTACTCATATATTGTTTATAAGCCTCGAACTCCTTGGTATCCTCTTCAGACATCTGACTCCCACTTGACTCAAGGGGCTCCTTGTACATCTGCTTCTGCTCCTCGAAATATTTCTTAGCCTTAGCAATAACTTTTTTCTTCTCTACCTTTATCTTTCTAATGTCAGCCTCATCATCTAGCTCTTCGTCATAAGAGTAATCATCCATCAAGGATTCAATATCTTCTGCGTCTAAGCCTTCCTCTGTAGCCAACAGATATTCTTTAAGTAGAGTATCAGGGTTTGCTTTACTGAAGTCTCTGTTTAATTTAACATAGTCTTCAATACCTCTCCCTGTTTTCTTTTTGTATTCAAAATAAGCAGCAACATCTTCAGGCAACTCTTCCGAAGCTTCTCGCTCAGTAAGTAGTTCCTCTACAGAGTTAATCTGCTTATCATACCTATTCTTAATATATGAAAGAACTTCCTCCTCTTTTAACTCAGGAGGTGAGTCTTCTTCTTGAGGAGTTACAACCTCTACAGGTTCAGGCTCCTCGTTTGTAATTTCTTTTTCGTGCTTCTCAAGAAGTTCCTTCTCTACTTCCTGTACCGACTTCTCCTCTACAGCACTTACTTCTTTTACTTTAATTTCCATTAGATTTAATTTAATACAAAGTTACATAAAAAATAAAGACCCTTATCTAGGCGAAAACTCTGCTAAGTCAAAACCATCTAAGCTGTCTTCGTTTGATTCAAATCTTTGTGGTGGAAGATTATTCTTCCTTTGATTAATAAGTTTAGATTGCTCGCTATTCTGCTGACTAATTCTATCAGCCTTAGCGTCCTCTCTCGACTGCTCCCTGTTGGATAAGTTTTGTGCTTGCATACCTGATAGCTGCATGTTATAATCAAACTCTACCTGCATTAACTCACGCTTGAGCTGAGCCTCACCCTTAAGCTTCTCAAGCTCAAATGCTATCTCTGCCTGCTTGACCTGTATCTTGGATTGAGTCTCCATCTCTATCTTCTGAGCTGCTACTTGAGCTGCTATCTGTTGCGACTGCATCTGCTGCTGTGCTTGAGCTTGTTGCTGTTGCATCTGCATCTTTTCTTCTCTCTCTTGCTTTTTGACTCTTTTTAATTTCAACAATTGATTGGCAAGCTTTAAGTTTCTGAGCTCCCTAATATCAATAGCGTCCTCAAGATTGATGTCCTGCTTGGATAACGCCATCTGAATGTTCTGCTCTAGCTGTGCCTTCTGCTCTTCATCAGGAGAGACCTCTATGAATATACCAAAGTCATAAATGTACAGGTCAGATATCTCGTTAAGTATACTCACGTTATACTTGCCTATCTTGTTGATAAAGCTATCCTTAAAGTCTGAGTACTCTAATATGTCTGCTACCCTGTACGATAGAGCCTCGGATAATGTTCTATAAATATAAAGACTACCATCTAGTATATGCCTAGTAGCTGTGTTGGAGTTTAATGCAGCTAGCTTCTGCACACCAACTAATGAGTTAGGGTCAGGTGTTGAAGCGTCTCTAGGTCCTAATCCTGTCACAGACCTAATCATGTCTAGGTAGTGATTATAATTTGCAATCAGCATCTGAGTTTTAGCTGCCCCGGAATTAGATGTTAACTCTTGTATTGGGACACGACCTTGATTGTAATCACCATCCTGTGTGTAGCTACGACCAATGACGCTACCTGTTTGAAAGTAAAGTCTCAATGCGTCCTCAGGATTGTAAGCACTCCCTGTCCCTAAGTCAACCTCATTTAAACCATCTGCATCAATAAACACACCATCAGGTACAACACGAGATATTACCTGCTGTAATTTGTAGTGTGTCATGTTGATTAAATCAGCAAATGGAATCATTCTTCTTGTCAATGACTCGATAGCTCCCTTGTACATTCGTGGAGCAACAGCAACATAATTTGGAATTGCATGCTGATTAGCTGACTTAGGCCGAACCATATTCTCTGCAAGCTCCCATTTCAAAACAATATTCGTTCCCATAACCATAACGCCTTCATACCAAACGTCTATAGTCTTTTCTATCTTCTCAAAATTTCCCTCCTCCATCATCTCTGTGGGTGGATTGAATTGGTCATCCTTCTCTATTACTCGACTACCTCCCCCTTCAAGAACTTTCTTCTTGTACACAAACTTCTTTGTGGTCTTGTAGTTAAAGTACATTAAGGTGCAAGTATCCCTGTAGAATATATCGTTCTGATAGTATTGAGCCACATTGAAGTAATCATACCAAGACTGACTATACTTTGATATCTTCTCCATATCCTCATTAGTCAGCGTAGGGTCTATCTTCTTTGTCTCAGTAATGGGGACAGTTTTTATTTCCCCCCAATAAAAGCAGTCTTTAAAGTGTGGGTCTTCCGTATAGCTGTAAACCACATTTGCAGGGTCTACATAAGAAACCTTAACCCCGGAGCCTAGTAAAAACTCATGCTTAGCTACACTTATACCAAGTACAGTAAGGTCATAGTCAAATCTTTTTCTTAAATCAACATAGTGATTCTCTTCTAGTATCGTATCAATAGCTTCTTCCTCAGCTATTTCTATAGCAGGCTTGTATTTAATCTGCATATATAAAGCGAGCTCATCATCATCCTGTGGTAGTTCTTCAGGAGACATAACAAACGCATCAAACCCTGAACGCTCTTTTACTGTGGTTAATATGTCCTGAGCCGCCATCTGCCCTTCTATCATGTCTTGATACTTACTTCTCTTTCCTTGGGACAAAGAAT